TTCTTTCGTAACCTCCTCATCTCTTTATGCATTTCTTGTAACTCATACACACTACAGTTCAGAACAAAAAAAGCAAGATCGTCTCTCATTTCTGTTTGCTCTTGATAGGCTTTCTGTTTATTCTTTTGCTGCACTTCGGGTATGCCCCATTTAGTTTGATCTGTCATTTTTCCATATCCTCCGTTTTCAAAAGTTTTATGTTTAACTTTTCCGCTGCGTCTATTGCTTTGTTAGTATATCTTGTAGAGGATATTATCATCATTTCTATGTTGCATTCATCAATATCTTTTTTTTCAAGATCAGTTGAGCCTTTTAACTCTCGCACCACATCTGGCCCTATTGGTTCTCCAGAACCTATGTAGTGTTTACATTGAACAAATATCCGTGATCCATCCTTCTTGATGCCTCTAATATCTATTCCACCATCGTAATTATTTCTTTTATATACCTCATACCCTATACTTTTAATATATTTCCCACAGTGTTCCTCAAACCCCGCTGGGCTCATTTCCAATATGCCTTCATGTTTTTTGAAATCTTGATCTGGACAATATAATAATCCATTTAATGATCTCGTCCTATATTTTATCTGTCTTTGAGTCATGTTTTTCTTTCCCCATATAGACTCTTTAACATACGTATAATTTTGTGGAATATAAACGTTGTTGCTTTCTGCTAAAACTAATTGCGTTTTAGATGGTTTCATTCCATTAGGCAATCTTCTTATGTGTGCCCTTCTCTCACCAGAAAATCTTCTACTTTCATTATAAAATATCTTCTCTCGTTTTTTCTGCTCTTTGTTTGGGTCTGTTTTATATTTTACTCTTGGCAAATATATTATTCTTTTTACATTAGATTTAACACCAGTTGGAACTCTATGTCCTCTGTAATTCATTGTGCTATCTCTTTCTATTAAAACCTTCCAATCTCTTATGCACGATGCTAATTTAACATATAAACGATTAAACATCTTTTTAAGATTTTCTGGCTCATCAAATATCTGCTTTCTGTTGACTAACCAATATCTGAACTCATTTTCTCCCTTGCAATATATTTCAGAAAGATATCTATCATTTTCATCGTGCAAAAATATGTGTATAAATTTTTCAGTTTCTATAAACCTTGCATATTTAAAGTTAAAATCATCCTGCAGCTCAACACAAGCATTATAGGGTATCAATAGACCTGTCTCCTGATTCATAGCTTCTTTTAATATAAGAGATACTTTATCCTTAACTTCTTCATTTAATTCATGTGTCTCATTATATCTATTTGGATAGTGAGGCGAATTTCTAAACTCTTCAAAATGCTCCCACATATTTCTGTTATTAAATATCTCCCCTTTTTCTAAAAAAAGAGGAAAGTCTAGATTATCAAGTTGCCCTTGTGATATTGAGAAAAAATCTGAATATTTCCAATAGTATAAACAATCTATTTGTGTGGCATTATCAGTGTTTATATACTTTCCATGAGGTAATTTGATGCCTTCATCCGTGTAGTTATGCATCAAATAAATATCTAAAAAAATTTCTAACAGATCTTGAGCACTAAATTGATTTATATCTTTTCTTTCTATTCGATTAACATACATTTTTTGTTTATGTTTTTGTATTAAATTTAAAAATTTATCTGTGGGTTCGTTTAAAGTTTTAAAAAGAATATCTGTTGTATCCTGTATACTTTTACCCTCTTTAAAATTACTAAAAAATGCATCTATACCTTTTTCAGGTATTTTTTTATTATTAAAGAGATAGCCACTCATATAATTTATAAAAGCAACTAATTTTTGAGTATAAGTAAAAGTGTAACTAGCTTTTAACAAATCTATTTTACTTATTTTTTTTAATTTTTGTAAAGAATAATCTTTAAAACCTTCTACATCCACCAAACTTGATGGAGAGACATTATGATAGGCTTTTTTTAAATGGTTTTTATATTCATCTATATAATCAAATAAACCATTCATTTTTGTTATATCATCGTACAAATGTTTAGGAAGACTTTGATATATTTTTAAACCCTCATTATTTAATTCATCTTGTCCTGACACAAATTCTAAATTTTGTGCTAAATTATTATTTTTCTTTAAATTTACTTTAAACACCTTATTTTTGTGTGCTTTAGTAAAACAAAAATACACATTAAAATTATCTTTATGTTTAATTAATTTATCTGCAATTTCTTTATTTACATAATAACTTTTATTAGTCGTCCTAAATATTGGTTCAACTACATTTTTAATTTCCTCATTTTTCTTTTCATGTTCATATATAAAGAAAAAATGATTACCTTTAGGGGTTCCGTTTTTAATTACTAATATACCATCTTTATACGGTTGAACCAGTTCACCATATTTTTGATCTTCTTTATTTTTAACTATGGAGTAATCGATATCCTCTATTTTTGGGACTCCAATATCACGAATATTTGGATCAAAATTTTGATCTACAAACCCTTTTAATAAACTTAATTCAAATTCACATGCTTGATTAAGTGTATTAAAGTCCCCACCTAAATTAAAATTTACTATATTACAATCAGAACTTAAATCGGTGTCATAAAATTTTTCTAATTTTTTTTGATCTATGTTATATTCACGAGATACCTTATCTATCGCAGCCAAACGCGCTGCAGCATTTAAACCCCTAGAATTTTTTAGTATTTCTTTTGTTGATAACTTATTATGTAGATTTTTGTTTTCTTTTTGAAACGTCTCAAGGTTGATCTCGTTGTTATTAAAACGTTGTAGTAAACTATTGCTATCTCTTTCAAATTTTTTATTTGTATAATTATAATCTTTCATATCCTCAATGTAGGATATTAAGTGATATATGTCAATACTATTGTTTTCTCCCCTGACGGTTGTAGGGTTTATACGATCTTTTCTTATGTTTATTCAGTGTTTTTGAGTGCCTTCGGGGTCTTTTTCTAGGCTTTGGCCTTGGTACAAAGTTTACAAACTTACGTTTCGCCATAACCAAATAATTTGGATAGATTTCTTAATGGTGTCTTTTCTGTCATTGCGGGTAAGTAACTTATCTTGCCATTAACGTGTTGTTGTAGATCAGCTCCGCAGCTAATACATCTAAACAACTCTGGCGTTAGTCCAACAAGTATTGTTAACTCATGACAAGTCGGACATTTTCCGTTGACTATCTCCGCTTGTAATTTTATGTAATCGTCTATCATATGCTTTTTTAGACTTTACCACACGTTGATGGTATCGTCTATCCTTTAATTGTTTTGCGACTTTATTCGATGATGAGTTTTTTGATTGATTTAGATCCATCAATATTGTCTTCTAGTTCGGCTTTACCTTTCCAACATTTATAAGTAACAGACTCTGAAAAAGTTCTTTCAGCTTCACGCTTACCTCGTAAACATTGTGCCATTCCTCCAACCTGTAAACGAGCTTCTTTAATTTCTGCGTTTACAAACATTAGGAGGGCCACCACACTTTCAATCATTGTAGTTTCCGTTCTTATATCCTAGATCCCTGTTGGCATCTTTTAATTTTTCTATGTCTTGTAATACTTTATCCATTTGTTTTCTTAAAAACTCGATGTTGACTTTGTTCAACGCCATATTTTCTATGTGTGCGTTAAGCTTATCCGTGGTCTTATAAAGATCTTCGATCATCATGAACTGCTCCGAGTCCGCGGGAAGCGACCCAAGTTGGCCCCGCGGCCATTTGATTCTAAACTCTGTGTTTTCTACTAAATCTTTCTGCATTAATTCTATCTGTGTGCTGTGTCTGTTGAGCGTTTCGTGCAGCCCAAAATATGCCCAAGTTCCGATAGCCACCAGCGCGATCAAAGATGCAACCGTCTTCATAGGCATCTGCACAGCTGCCTCTTCTGATATATTTAGTGGTTTCTTATTCATTTTTAGGTTTTGGTTTTGGTAGTATAAAGTCTTTTGAGTCTAGTTTCAACGGTGTATGATGAGCTGGACGCACGAAAATAGCCAACAGACATATCAAAATTATCAGCAAAGCTGTAAATCTGTAGTCCATGCTGGCTATCTCCTGAATTCATTATTTAACTATTAATGCTACGACTAAAATTACAAACACAATAGATTCAATCTTATGGTTTGCCCAATAGTGTAAAGCTTTATCTTTAACTTTTTTAATCATTTTTTTTCTCCTCCATCTCGTAAAAGAAATTATCAGTGTCCTCTGTTCGCCACTGTTGTGTATCTTCTACGTTCCAATAGTTAGTTTGAACCTTCCAATCAGGCACTTGGTCCTTCACCGTGAACGATGGTATGTCCCAAATAAGTCTGTTATTAGGTTGTGCTGCGTAGTTGCCATCATTTAATGCAAGTACGTGAGCGCACTTATGCTCGTGCGGGATCTCAGAATGATCAGTGTCGAGTATATTAGGCTCTGGATGAGCAAAGTCAACAGTAAATAAATAACGACCGTGGTGCCATTTTTTATCTTTTCCTATGTATTTACCTGCTTGTGATTCTAGAATGTCCCAACTAGTAACAGCAGGAAAATAACTGAAAGAATTCCAAAGCTGAAGTTCATCAAGTCTACGTTTTGGGACGGCATCTGGTTTAAATCCCCTTTGAATAAACGCACTAATCGGGAGACGATAAAAGATTGCACCGTTTTCCATGATAGCATGAAATAGTAAAGCACGCCCAGTAATACATGTAACACCAAATATAATACAGTCTTCAACTTCTCCATGATGTTTTTTAAGATCATAAAGATACTCTCTCCTTATTTGAGCATACTCTACTGGTATGTTCGCATTTAAATAAGCCATAAAAACTCCTCATTTAATTGTACCCCAATTTAAACCAGATTCATAGTCTACTTTAACAGGCACTTCTAATTCTACAGCAGACTCCATAATATCTTTTACTTTATCCGCTATAAATTTATGTGGTATAGATATATCAAGTTCATCATGCACTTGTATATGTGGTGTAATACCTTCTCTGTGTAAATCTATCATGGCCTTCTTTGTCATGTCAGCTGCGGATCCTTGTATCAATCTATTCAAAGCTTTGTATGTGTAAGCTCTTCTGATCCCTGGCCCGTGTTCCGCTAATGCTGCTTCATGAGGTAAGGCTTTGTGAATACCATATTGATTAGGTTCCCATAAATCAAATCTACATCTTCGACCTAACCAAGTTCTAACTCTACCATTATTAGATGCTTTTCTCATAACACTATCCATTAAAGTTTTAACAAAAGGTACTCTGTTATGGTATTGTTTAAACAAATCTTTAGCCGTATCTTCATTAATACCTAACTCTGCTTGTAACTTATTTTTACCCATACCATAGAATAATCCAAGATTAATTGTTTTAGCTTGAGACCTTGGTATGTCTGCCATCTCAGCTACAATTTGGTGAAAGTCAGCTTCACCATTTTTATAAGCATCAATAACTTCTTGGACACCATACAATCCATCGAGTGCAGCGTAATGCACAACTAGTCTTGGTTCTTGTTGACTATAATCAAAGCAACCCCAGGTACAACCTTTTTCAGGTATAAACAATGATCTAATCATTGGTCCGAGTTCCTTGTTCCGTGCAGGTATTTGCTGTAGGTTTGGATTAGCATAGCTAAATCTACCAGTAACCGTACCACCAACATCGGATCTTAATTGATTTATCTCAGCATGTATTCGTCCTTTATGTGAGTGTTTTAATATGGTATCAATAAATGTTGTGTGAGCTTTATTTATTTCACGAGCTCTAGCAATTTGTTTAACAACTGGGTGTTCATGGTTTTGTAAAAAATTTTTAGTAAATGATGGAGAATCTGTTTTTTTCGTTCGGTCGTAAGGTAGGTGAAGTTTTTGAAAAACTTTCTCAATACTCCTTGCTGCCCATATTTGAGTATCTACTCCTGTTTCTTTTTTTACTTTTTGTAAGCATTCTTTTTCTTCTGTTACTAGTTTGTCTTTTAATCTATGAGCTGCTTCAACGTCCACTCTTACACCTAAGAAACGCATATCGACAAGGCAAGGAAAAAGTTCTGTCTCTAATTCAAAGATAGAACTAACCTCCTCTATCAATATTTGTTTTTTCATTTCCTGCCATAGTTCTAAGGTTAGTTTAGCATCTTGCTCTGCGTATTCACCAACGTACATCGCAGGCAGTTTATACATCTCAGACTTAGGATCTATACCCCATTCCTTAGCAGTTTCGGTCAAAACGGCCTCATTTTTACCCTTTCCAAGGTAATCACGACCCATACTACCCAAATCGTAACGAAAGCGATTCTCGTTGACGAGAGAGCCTGCAATCATAGTATCTACGACCTCTCCATTAATTTTGAGCCCTGCAGCTCTAATAAAGCACACATCGTACATAGCGTTGTGAAAAATCTTTCTAGATGGGTAGTTTAGAATGGTTCTAAAGTAATCCATCACTTTTTTCTTATCCATGTTGCCACCACCCTCGTGGTCTATTGGATAATAAGCAGACCAACCATCCACTGCTAAAGCTATACCAACAATCTTACCTCTACCTGTTACAGAACCAGATCCCATAGTTTTAAGTTCTGGATCTTTAGTTTCTAAATCAATTGCTATCTCATCGTAACTAGATAGATCTTTAAATTCTTCAGGTGGCAGCCATTCTGTCTGAGGTTTAAATAATATCTTCACGAATAATCTCTTTCCAATATCATTTCTAAATAGTGTATTGCTTTCTTAATATCTTCTTCCTTTCCCTTCACAGAATGTCTACAAATATATTTTATAGCATTGCCCTCTGCAAAAAGTAATTTGTTTTCGTTTATAAACTCTGCTGGCTGAATTCTCATCTTTGCATAATGTTTTCCACCAACTTGTTTTTCTAATGATTCATATGTAACCCCTTTAAATATTTCTTTATTTGTCATATTTTATAACCTCTTTCTGTTTTTGAATAAATTATGTTTAATTTTTTCTTA